CTCTGCATCCAAGTTATGGTATGCGTTGAGGTCTTCACCAAGCTCTGGAGACCATTTGGCCTTGAGCTTCTTGGTGATAGCTGTCACAGCAACACTGTCAACCTTAATGTCAATCTCAGGGATTGCATCTTTGCTAACAGAACTAGCAGCGCCAGTTTGAGTTCCAGCTGAAAGTCCAGCCTCCTCAAGTCCCCATGTGTCAGTAGCTGTAACAGCACCGACTGTATCGCTAGCAGCAAAGCCATCAGCAATTGGGAATGTGAATTTACTTGCAAGAGTAATACCACCATCGACGATGCCGCCAGCAGCAGATGCAGTGTCGCCACCGCTATCTTGGAAGTAGAATAGCACGTTTGTGCCGTCAGAGTCTAACTTGGTTAGGCGACGGATAAGTGAACATGCAGAACCAGAATCAGCAGATGCAGAGATCGCGATAAGGTTGTCTGTGTTCAAGTTTGTGAAACTGCTCAATGCAACACTTTTCTCGACAACGCCGAAAGTAGTGTTAGAAAGAAGATCAGGATCGAAACGAAGAGCCTTTTTCTCAGCATCTGTCAAAGCAGAAACTAATTTAGGATTCGCAATAGTTGAGCCTGCTGCCATAGCAACTTCAACTGTTCCAGTTGGTGAAGAATAACCTGTGTTAAGGTTGTACAGTCCACCGCCCTCTTCAGTAATGTCGTTGACACCACCTGTGATTTGTGCAGCAACTCGACCACCACCGTAAACGGATTTAGCCACAACTGCATCTTCACTTCCGAGAGAGATCCGATCTTGGTCGTTAAAAGTAAAGTCCAAGAAGAAGATCAAGCCGGATGGCAAGCTCATTGGTTGAACGCTGACGAGATCGTTAGCGAGTAGGCCGCCGAATACACGACGAACTAGTGGGAATGCGACAGACGCGAAGCCTTCCACATCACCAGCAGCCATTGAAGAAGCCTCTTTCAGAAGCTGTGCTGCTTGGTTTTCGAGGAGACGTGCCATACCGTTACGGGTGACATCTCCCTCAAGACCTTCCAAAAGGCCAGTCTTTTCCCATTTAGAGAGAAGAGCATCACCTTCTTTTTGGAGGTCACGAGACTGAATTCCTTCAGTCAATTTGTTTAAAATAGACATTGTTAATTGTCCTCCTTGTTTATTTGTTTTTGATTCCTGCCAATCTTTGGAAACGATTTTTAGCAACACTTTCGCGTCCCTTGTTCTCATTTCTTCGTCTTGACACTTGAAGCGATGGTCGGCTGATTGCTTCGCTCAACGATTTTGGAGCCTTCTTGGTAGATGGTCCCGCTGCGCTTTGAAGGGTTTCATAAATAACCTTCGCTTCTTCTACAGAATCTGCATTTTGAATAGACTCGACAATTCTATTTTTTTGTCGCTCATTCAAAGAGGCGCTTCTCAATGTCTGATTCGTGTAAAGTAGTTTTGCGTTTGATAGGATTGACTCATCGAGTTTTCCTTTCAAATCGTAAATAAGTTGTTTTAGCTTTTCATTTTCTGTCACGACAGATTCCTTAGACTCTGTTAGATCTGCTATGGCAGCTTCTAATGCTTCGTGCTCTTCTCTGGCTTCTGTACCAGCAGTTCTTGCAAGCTCTTGTTCTTGTGCATATTCTTTTTCTGCATCAGGGGTTGCAACCCAGCCACTCTTTTGTGGCTTAATGTCTACCACTAGCTCTTCGACGATCTCTCTGACCATCTCTTCGTCTAGTTCAATGTCCTCATCAAGCTCTTTAGCGTCTTCAGCAGCAGCCTTCATTGACTCTTCTTTGTCTCCATCTTTGTCAAGATCTAAAAAGTCAGGCTTGGCGCCTTCGTCTACTTTCTTTTTCTTCATGTATTTTGAGTGTGACTTACCAGAGTGTGCTTCGGCGCAAGACTTTCCTGCATGACCTTCAACGGCCTCGTCATCTTCCGGAGAGATACGCACCTCTTCAAGCTCTTCCTCGTCTTCACGACGACCACAATGTGCTTCGCCCAACTCTTGCTCTTGGAGGGCAAGCTCTTCTTCCTCTTCAGCAGGATCCATCATTGGCTCGCCTTCTGGCATCGCATCGCTCATAGCCCTAAGATCGTCGAGAGAAAGTTCCCATTCGACTTCTTCGTCTTGGTCTGGGCAGCCACAGAGGTCTTCGCCTTCTGCTGCCGCAAGAACTGGTTCAGCGGCTTCTGCCTCTGGGCTCATAATATCTTGCTCTTCGAGAGTTTCTGTTTCCTCTTCGAGCATCAGGTCGATGGCGCCACGCACTTCCTCTGCATATTTCTCAAGTACAGCGGTTTCAGCGTTTTTGAGCGCGGCCTCTCTTAGTGCCTTTGCGTCAATGATTGCTTGTTCTAAAATGTTAGAAGACATGTTGTTAGTTCCTTTTTATAAACTTCAAAAATAAATAGTAACAAACAGAGCAAAAAGCCTGTTTGCAACAAAGATGAGCTATTGCTTTTCTTTTTCTGCTCTTAATTTATCTAGAGTTTGTCGCCTTTTTTTGTTTTCCATCCTTCTTTTTTCAGATGGTTTGACAAAATATCGTTTTTCCATGAACTTTTCAACTATCTTTTCTTTTTTGCATTTTTTTATAAAACGCTTGATTGCCCTCATGGGATCCTCATTTTCTCTAAGATAAACGGAGACATTTGAAGGTCTCTTTCCGTTGTACTTGACGCGAGGAGCAAAGTCTCTATTCTTTCTTTTTCTGTTTCTGTTGTCTGATTGATAGTTTCTTGATTTGTACTTGTTATTTCTCTTATAAGCCATTTATTCCTCTTAGCTATTATTCGCCGTCGCCAGCTATAGATGTCACACCAACACCAGTCAATTCATACATGCTGGCGGTCGGTATGTTTGTCATTTCCGCGAACAACTGGAAGCCTGCTGCTCCGCCGGCTGCGGAAAGGTAGATCTCTTTACACTTGCTATTAATAGTAACAGCATCTCCATGAGTGTGCATAGAGAAGTAGTGCCTTCCTACAACTACATTTGTTGAATGAGTTGTTGCATAATGAACTCTTAAAACTCCTGCCAAGGTTTCGTCAGAACCAGATGCCATAATAGTTACTGATTTTGCGACCATTGGAAATTCAATTTTAGCTTCTATGGTGTCATTTAAAGTAGATCCAGTCATGTATGGCCAGCCAGAAACCTGATAGGATCCGACACTATTAATGCCTACATTGTATCTTCCAAAAACTAAATTACCGTTCGAGTCAGTTGCCATTTTTAATACCTCTTTCCATTAAATAGTATCAACTACATTAAAGCTTTCCATTTGTGACCACCAACACCAAGAATTCCTGAAATGTCAACTCCTGGATCATCTGGCGCTATCCCTCCCAATGGGCTGGCGGCTTGGGATTCCGGCGATCTTTGGGCTGGTGCCGGTGATGTTCCTTCGAACAAATCAACTCCACCAAAAGAATCGTTGCCAATAGCATCAAGAAGTTTTTTTCTATTTTGTTTTGCTTCTTTTAGCCTGTCTTCGTGTGCTGCCCTCATTGTGTCTTTTTGCATAGCAGAAACTCTGTCAATTGGCGCTGGTGGCGCGGCTGACTCTACCATAACAGGAGACATTCCTTTTACAACCTCAGAAATTACATTTGACAAAAGACCCTCTTCAATAAGGGCTTCCGTTATGCACTCCTTAACAAGTGGCTTGATTAGATTTTTTAATTCTGATTTTTTCATTAGTCTCTCAGGATGTCATTAAGCAAACGATTGATTCTGTCTGCCTTTGTAAAAATGTTTGGCTGTTTATTTTCTTTCATCATAAACGCACCGGTGGTTGATGGCTCTGATACGAAGTCAAAACAGATTAGCTGGAAATCATCCTCAACAATAGTGTCTCCTCTTTCTTGTCTTACTGAGCCTAAGCCGCGAGAAGAGATGCCAAGAGTGACACCTGCTTTGGCAAGTTCTTTAAGAACCTTGCCAGATGGAGTATCAAGAACCTGAACCTTGCCCATTACATCGTCGCCGTCCCACCAAATGTCGGTGACAAGGTGAGATGCGTTCTTTAGGTTGATAACTGAATCGTCTGGATGATCGAGCTCACCAAGTGCTCGTCTTTCTTTAACGAGTTTATGGTAGTTCTCGACTTCTCTTTGTAGGACCTGCT